TGCATGGGCTATCTTGGTATTTCACAGATTGGCGATTTTTTTATTAACTTCTTAAAAAAGAAGGGATTTTCAAATGATAAATAAAATTGTATTTGAATTTTTATTTTTATTTTCCTGTATTTGTGCTAATTCTTTGATTTTTTATTTTATAATCTTGTTATTAGTGTTTTTTTATAATTCTTATCTAAAGTACAAAAGTTAAATATGAATAATTTTAAACTTTCAGAACGTGGATATTCACACTTAATGCGATTTGAGGGACTTAGAACCAAAGCTTATAAATTAAATGGTGAGAATTTTTATACAATTGGTTATGGTCACCATTCTGCTGATATTAAGCCTAATGAGGTATGGACAGAATCTTACGCAGAAATGATTTTAAAGAAAGATGTTCAATCCTTTGAAAATCAAATAAACAATGCTTTAAATTATGATAAAATTGAAGCTACACAAGGTCAATTTGATGCTTTAGTTTGTTTGTTATTTAACTTAAAAGGCGTTAAAAAGAACGGTGTATTTATTCCTGCTATTTCACGCTTAACGGGTTGGCACTTATGGCAGAAACTAAAAATAGGCGATATTGAAGGCTCTGCAAATGAATTTCTTGACATTATAGGCTCTGCAAATCCTAAGTTTGCATCAGGTTTAAAAAGACGTAGAATTGCAGAAAGTCAAATGTTTTTATCTTGATAAACTCAAAAAAGGAATATAAAAAAAGTGTACACCATAAAACTGCCCTGCCCAGTTTCAGCTAATCAGCGTTTAATCAAATCAAAGACAGGAATTTTAATCAATTCAGCTAAATATCGTGACTGGCACAATTTAGCACTTTTCCAAATTAGAAATCAGTTGCCAAAAATTGAAACCTTGCAAGGTCGTATTAAATTATCTGTTGAAGTTCATTTTAAAGATCATAGGCGTAGAGATATTGACAATATTGTCAAAGGCTTACAAGATGTTTTAACTGAAGCCAAAATCTTTATTGATGATTGTCAAATTGATGAATTATTTGTTAAAAGGGCAGAAATTGACAAAGACAAAAAAGGATATGTAATTGTTTTAATTGATAAGATTTAAGGAAAATAAAAAATATGTCAAAGTTTAGTTATCCTGTTGAGAGTGAAGATCATGACAATGTAAACAGTCCTAGCCACTATCAAGGTAAGGTTGAGTGTATAGACTGCATAGAGAGTGCAACAGCTGGTCTTAACGGCATTGAAGCCTTTTGTACTGGAAATGCCATCAAGTATTTATATCGTTGGAAAAAGAAAAACGGTATTGAGGATTTAAAAAAGGCTAAATGGTACATTGATAAAATTATAAGTATTGAGGGTAAATAATGAATTTTGGACTGCCTTATAAAGGCTCAAAAAATAAAATTGCTAACTGGGTTTGCGATATTCTGCCAAAGGCTAATACACTATACGATTTATTTTGTGGGGGAGGTGCAATAACTCATTGTGCAAGCCTTAATCGAAAATATAATAATTACATTGTTAATGACTTAAATTCTTTATGTATTAAAGGTTTGAAAATGGCTTTTAATGGTGAATTTAAAAATGAAAAACGATGGATAAGCCGTGATGACTTTTTTAAATTAAAAGATACAGATTATTACGTTACTTGTTGCTTTTCTTTTGGAAATAATTTTAGAACTTATGCTTATAGCAAAGATATAGAGCAATTTAAGAAAGCTATGCACTATTCTGTTGTTTTTAATGATAATTCTCTTTTATCTAAATTTATCAATATTGACAACTTGAATTATGCAAGTGATAACATACAAGACAGAATGTTATATTTACGTAAATACCTGCGTAGTTTTACTGATTTTAAAGATAAAAGGATTAAATTAGAAAAATTAGAAAGATTAGCAAGATTACAAAGTTTTGAGCGTTCGCAAAGGTTAAATAATTTACAAAAAGATAACATTAAATTTTATTCTGATGATTATCAGAATATCCCATTAACTGATAAAGATGCAGTTATTTATTGTGATATTCCTTATGCAAATACTGAAAAATATAAACACTCTTTTGATTATGATCGATTTTATTTATGGACTGAAAAGCAAGAAATACCTGTTTACATCTCTGAATATGAAATGCCAAAAGACCGTTTTATTTGTGTAGCAGAAAAAGAAAAGAAATGTAAATTATCAGCTACAACCAACAAAATTACAGTAGAAAGAATTTTTAGACCTAAGACACAATTATAATTTTATGTTAAATACATTATTGATTTTATTAAGATTTTTACCTTACGTATTGATTTTTGGTGCTGGTTTTTACCTTAAAGGCTGTATGACTGATAAGCTCATAAGCGATTTAAAAAATCAAGTTATTGAAAATCAAGAAAAAATTATTATTACCGAAAGAAAATTAAGTGACTATAATAATAATGTAGTTACCCAAACTTTTGATTTTATTAAGAAAAATGATGAAATATTTAATAGTGCTTATAACTTTGATTTTAACGGGTTGTACCAACGTGCAGACGGTACAGAAGTGTCCAACACTGAAAGTGCCTCAAGTCCTGCTAAAGAAAGAGAATGTAAATCAAGTGACAAATTCAGAGCAGAATATAACAGATGTGTATCAGAGCTTGAAGGCTTCTATAAACGAGAATTAGAAAAATCAAAGAAGTGCGATGAGATAACAATTAAATATAATTCTTTGATTGATATTGTTAATAATTTTTTGAGGGTGCAAGATGCAGATAAAGCAAAAGACTAATGAAGGCTGGGATGGAAACAGTTTTTAAAGAGGTCAAAATAAGAAAATGCAAAAACTTGAAAAACTTGAAATTGTTTATAAAAATATTGATGATTTGCTTCCATATATCAATAACGCACGAACTCACGATGAAATGCAAATAAATCAAATTGCTTCTTCAATAAAAGAATTTGGCTTTAATTCTCCTATTGCTATTGATAATGACAATGTAATTTTATGTGGGCACGGTCGATTGCTTGGTGCAAAAAAGCTGGGATTAAAAGAAGTTCCCACTGTTTGCTTGTCGCATTTGACACCACAAGAAAAGAAAGCATATATCTTAGCAGATAATAAAATCGCCTTAAATTCTGGATGGGATTTTGATTTATTAAAGTTAGAATTTGAGGATTTAAAGAGCGTTGATTTTGATTTATCTTTAACTGGATTTTCTGATAATGAAATAAATGATTTGTTTAATGACATTGATAAAAAAGAAGAAAAAGAGGATGATTTTGATGTTGACTCTCAAAAATCAGATGTAAATATCAAATCAACACTAGGCGATATCTGGATATTAGGTGAACATCGTTTAATGTGTGGCGATTCTACATCAGAGAATGACATTAAGTGCTTGATGCAGGGCGATATAGCCGACCTGGTATTCACTGATCCTCCTTATGGCATGAAAAAAGAGGTCGAAGGCGTTCTAAACGATAATTTAAATTATGATGATTTACTAGAGTTTAATAAGCGTTGGATTCCTCTATCATTTAAGTTTTTAAAAGACAACGGCTCTTGGTATTGCTGGGGTATAGATGAGCCCTTAATGGATATATACCACAATATCTTAAAACCTATGATTAAAGCTCAAAAGCTTACTTTTAGAAATTTAATTACATGGGACAAGGGAAACGGGCAAGGACAGCTTTCTAAAGATTTTCGCTGTTATGCTCCAGCAGATGAAAAATGTTTATTTGCAATGTGCGGAGTTCAGGGCTTCAACAATAATGCAGATAATTACTTCGAGAAATGGGAACCTATAAGACTTTATCTTAAAGAGCAAAGGGATTTAATGGGATGGTCTAATGCTGATATGAAAGTTATGCTAGGACATTCCCCTAAAAGTGGATGCCATTGGTTTGACAAAAGCCAGTGGTCTTTTCCAACTAAAGAAGAATATCAGACTTGGCAAAAACAAGCAGAAGAAAAAGCCTTTAAGCGGGAGTATGACGAATTAAAGCGGGAGTATGACGAATTAAAGCGGGAGTATTATAAAACTCGTGCTTATTTTGACAATGTCCACGATAATATGAACAGTGTCTGGCATTTTGAGCGCACTTCAGTCGAGGAACGAAAAGACACAGGAAACCACGCAACGCCTAAGCCTTTAGCATTATGTGCCAGAGCTATTAAAACCTCAAGCAGAGACAATGAGAAAGTTTTAGACTTGTTTGGTGGTAGCGGTTCGACTTTAATCGCTTGTGAACAGCTAGGAAGAAAAGCTCGCTTAATGGAACTCGATCCTAAATACGTTGATGTAATAATTCAGCGTTGGCAGAAATTAACAGGTAAAGAAGCATATAGATTGTCTGATAATGCTAAGTTTAATGATTTATAATCAATGGTTAAAAAATGGAAAAAATAAAAATTGATATTGAAAGAGTTAAGGCTTTGGCTAGCAGAGGTTTAACAAAGGAACAGATAGCTTTATCTTTAGGTTTTTCAAGTCGTACATTTTTAAGACGGCAACAAGAAAATAAAGAGATAGAGCAGGCTTATAGAGAAGGTAAGGCGCAGGGCGTTGGCATTATTGCTAATGCTCTTTTTGAGAAAGCCAGAAAAGGTGATAACACTGCTATGATTTTCTTTTTGAAATGCAACGGTTGGAAGGAAAATACAGAAACAACTATTAAAATTGATACTGAAAGGAATGTACAACAGTTATCTGATGCAGAGCTTTTTGAAATTGTTGAAAATTCAAAGAATAAGAAAACATCATAAATGACACTTGAAGAAGTAAAAGCTGAAATTATAAGACGTGCCGAGAATGAGTTAAAAATCAGAGAAGCACGCAATAATTTATTGTCTTTTATTTCAGTTACTTACAAAGATTATAAAATCGGCTGGGTACATCAAGAAATTTGTCAAACCTTAGATCTTTTTTTAAAAGATTTAATTGCTGGTAAACGCCCACGATTGATTATTACAATGCCTCCACGCTCTGGAAAATCTGAAATAGTTTCAAGGCGTTTTCCTGCTTATTTTCTTGGTAAATATCCAGATTTATCAATAATTAGTGTTTCTTATTCTGCTTCACTAGCTGAAGATTTTAGCCGAGATGTACAAAGAATTATTGATAGTGATGAATACAAGAAAATTTTCCCAGATACCAAATTATCAGATAAAAAAGACAAAAATTATAAAAGGACATCAGATTTTTTCGAGATAGTTGATCATAAAGGTGTTTACTGTTCAGCTGGCGTAGGTGGTAGTATTACTGGTAAAGGTTGCGATATCTTAATTATTGATGACCCGATTAAAAACAGGCAAGAAGCAAATTCTGAAACAGTCAGAAAGAAAATCTATGACTGGTATTCATCAACTGCTTACACACGTTTAAGCCCTATTGGTGGCGTAATTATGATGTGTACACGTTGGCATCTTGATGATTTGATAGGTAAAGTTTTAAGCGATAAAAATCAAAAGCCATTTCATGTTATTTCATACCCTGCTATTGCAGAACATGACGAGCCTCACAGAAAACAAGGTGAAGCTCTACACCCAGAAAGATTTAGTCTTGAAATTTTAAACGAAATTAAATCTACACTGTCAACGGCTGATTGGTTATCACTATATCAGCAAAAGCCTGTCCCTGAGGGTGGAGCTATTTTTGAAACTTCAAAAATAAGATATTATGATGAAAGCTCAGAACCAAAGAGATTTGACCAAATTGTCGGCTCTTGGGATATGACTTTTAAAGAGAATAAAACAAGCGATTTTGTAGTTGGTCAATTATGGGGCAGGAAAGGAGCAGACTTTTATTTGCTTGATATGGTCAGGGATAGAATGGACTTTGTTAAGACCTTAAAAGTGTTTATAAATTTTGCTAATAAGCACAAAAATTGCAATTGCTGGTTAGTTGAGGATAAAGCAAACGGAACAGCTATTATATCAACTCTTAAAAAGTATATAAGTGGCATTATTCCTATTACACCTAAAGAGAGCAAGCAAGAAAGAGCTTATGCTATAACTCCATATTTAGAAGCAGGAAATATATTTTTCCCTAAAAATCAAAATTTTACAAAAGATTTAGAAGAAGAAATGCTACAATTTCCTGCAGGTGCACACGATGATACAGTTGACAGCATGACACAAGCTCTTAATTATTTCAGAATGAAAAAGCGTGTTCAAATGTCAGAAAGCAACAAGATGTATTTGTTAAGAGGTTTATTACGATGACAGAAAAGAAAAATAAAATAAATTATGAAAATATTGAGATGTTTTTAACTGAAAGAGATTGTAAGAATTTTGATAGTTTAGAGAATGTGAAAAAGAATTTTTCAATTCCTTTTACGTCGGTTAGAAATGCAGACCATATCGCACAAATGAACGAAGACTTTGACACTGCAGGAGGCTTTGAAAGTCTTTTTAATACCTTAACTGAGCATAGTCTTGAGCTTGGTCAATATCCTATAACTTCATTTATCGGCTATGGAGCTTTACAACAAATTTCACAAAACGGTATGATTAGAGCTTGTGTATCAACTGTTGCTGATGATATTACACGTAAATGGATAACAATTAACTGCGATGATGCCGATAAATCTTTAAAATTACAGAATTTAATTGATAAAAAATACAAATTAAAAGAGGTTATCCATAATGCAGTATTAAAGACTGGTTATTTAGGTGGTTGTCTTATCTATATTGATACTGGCTTCCAGAATGATCCAGATGAGCCTTTAAATATCAGTAATCAGACGGCAGAATTAACACAGAACGCTAATTTAAAATTCAAAATTATTGACCCATCAATTTCTACACCTTTTAAATACAATTGCTTTAATCCTCTTGCAGATGACTATTACAAGCCTACAAAGTGGGTTGTAAATGGCATCACAATAGATGCAAGTCGTTTACTTGTATGTTCAGAGAATGAGCCACCATTATTATTAAAACCAGCTTACAACTTCTTAGGTATTCCACAGGCACAAATTCTATGGGACTACGTCTTACATTTCAATGAGTGCAGAACTGCGACACAAAGATTATTAAGCAAAATGGCTTTATTGGTGGTCAAAACTGATATTGATGCTGTTTTTGAAAGCGAAAACGGCTTGCAGGATTTTGACGTAAGAATGAAAGTACTTGAAAAGTACAGAAATAATGATAGCGTTTATGTTTGTGACAAAGAAAGTGAAGATGTTACTAATATTCAATCTGCTATAAGTGGTTGTACAGATATTGTAAGACAGTCATTAGAATTGATAGCTTGCATTAACAGAACACCAGCAGTTAAGCTGTTAGGCATTTCACCTAGTGGATTTAACGCAACTGGAGAAAGTGACTTAAAGAATTATTATGATTATATTTCAAGTAAGCAAGAATTATATAGAGATATAATCAATGAATGTATTAACTGTATTCAATTAGCAGAGTTTGGCTATATTGATGAAAGCGTTAATTTTGATTTTGTAAATTTAAATGATGAGGATGAAGGCGTTAAAATTACTAATTTTGTCAATAAAGTAAATGCTTTAGGCTCAATGCTTGATAGACAGGTTGTAACTGCAAATGAAGTTAGAGAAATTATTAAAGCTGATGATACGTTTGATTTTTCAAAACTTGAAGGCGATATTGATGAAACAGATTATTCAGAGCTTTTTAGTGGAGTGAATGAAAATGCAGAAGCTAAAGACCATTAGAGCTATAGAGCCGAACGCAGGTGCAAGAATGAGCTTAAGAAACAAGCTCATAAAATTAAATAAAGACTTTGGAAATTTTGTTTTATTTTCTATGATGCAGGAGCTTGAAAAATCTCAATATTTATCTGTGTCAGATAGCTTTTTAACTCCAGCACAAAAAAGAGTAATGACAGCTTTAAAAAATAGAAGTTTATCAGCATTTAGAAAAAATCAAAATCTTGTTGGTTTTTTATCTGAATATATTTCTAAAAATTCAGCAAAATGGACAAAGCTCCTAGAAAATGCAAGCGAAAAGATTTTAAACAAAGAGCTTGAAAAGGTTGTAAAGTCAACTGCTACTGCTAATAAACAAGCATTGTTAAATGCAGGCTTTTCAAAGGAAAATTTAAAAGAAGGTGGACAACTTCCTACGGTTTCAAGTCCTTTTATTTCTCCAGAAGCTAAGAAATTTATTCAGGAATTTAAAACTGAAAAAATATTTGATTTTGTGCAAATGAATATGACAACGGCAGATAATATTAAGAATATTCTTGCCGAGGGTTTGGAAACTGGCAATGTGTTTTCACATATTCAAGAAAATGTTAAGCTAATGCAAGGAAGCACAGAGCGACAAATTAACAATTACGTGCTTGATCAAACTTGTAAAATAAATTCAGAAATTACACGCTTAAATGCAAAGAGTTTAGGCATAACTAAAGCAATATGGAAGCACATTGCAGGTCAATACTCAAGCCGTAAAACACATAAAGCATTTGATGGTAAGGTGTTCAATATTGATGAGGGTCTTTTTGATGAAGACGTGCAAAAATATGTTAAGCCAGCCGAATTACCTTATTGTCGTTGCGTTTATCGTTTAATTTATGATTAAAAATGCGAAAATATTTAAAAAAATGTTTGACTTATATTTTTAATTTTTTAATATTCAAAATAGATAATAAAAATCAAAAGGTTATGAGATGAAATTCAATCTAATTTTTGATGCAAAAAATTCAAATCGTGAAAAAGACGCAAACGGCTTTCTACACGTTAAAAATTGTCATTGTACTAAGGTGCAAATTGCTCAGTATTTAGGTAGCGAAATCTCTAATGATTTAATTCCTGATAAAGTATATAATGTATTTAGACCAGAAGAAGAACTAAATAAAGCTGAAACGATTCAATCACTTAATGGCGTGCCGTTACAGTTAGAACATCATGACGATACTGCAGAAAAGCCAGCACAATATACACGTATTGGTGCTACTGGTACAGATGCCGTTTTTGAATTTCCTTACCTATCAAATTCATTACACTTCTTTAATCAAAAAGCTATTGACTTAATTGAGAGTGGCGAAAAGTGCGAATTGTCAATTGGTTATGATTGTGAAATTCATAAAGAAAGCGGAGAATATGAAGGCGTGCCTTATGACTTTGTTCAAAGAAATATCAAAATTCAGCACGTTGCATTAGTTGAGTGTGGCAGGGCAGGAGCAGATGTAAAGGTTTCAGACAGTAAAGATATTATTCTTAATTCACAAAAAACAGAGGTAAAAAAGATGGATAAAGAAAAGTTATTACAGCTTATTAACGAGCTTGTAAAAGCGGGAGCAACTGAAGAGGAAATCAAAGCAAAAATTGATGAGCTTACTTCAGATGCTTGTGAAGATGATGACGAGGTTGAGGTTGAGACTGAAGAGGTTGAAACTGAAGAGCCAGACACTGAAGATGCAGAAGAGCAAGAGCAGGAAACATCAGACGAAGATCAAACTGAGCAGTCAGACGATGACGATTTAATCATTGAAGAGGTTAAGGCAGAGCTTGAAAAGGCAGGTCTTGATGCTGAGAATGAGGAGATCGTAAAGGCTTTTATCGTTGGTAATCATTTTGGCAAAAAGTCAGAAACCGAAGCAACTGATGAAGATGCTACTGATGAAGATGCTACTGATGAAGATGCTACCGATGAAGATACTACCGAAGAGCAAAAGGAAACCGAAGAGCAAAAGGCTACCGATACCGCTTTAAAGGTTGCAAAGATTGTTAAAGCAGACATTGAACGCAGATTTAATGCAAGTCGTGAAGTACGTCACATTTTAGGTGATGTTAATGCTATGAAGTACGATAGTGCAGCCAAGATTTATCGTGATGCACTTGCTAAAATGGGCGTTAATGTTAAGAGCCTCAAGGATAGCGAGTGTCGTGCCGTATTCCGTGCAGTTTCTGCCGTAAAGGTAAAGTCTAAAGATTGTAATATCAAGAGAGCTGAAAAGCATACAGCTTTAGATAAGTTATTCAATAGAGTTTCAGTTTTATAAGAAGGGGTTTAAAAATGCAAAAAAGCGTTGATTTAGTTGTTAAGAAGGGCTTCGACGGTCAAAGAGTAACCACCGACCAAAACATTTACACTTGTGAGAATTATTTAAGCGATGGTACTGTAAAGGCTGGCGCTTTTGCCTTTAAGGGTTCAGCTAGTGGCAATGGTGAGCAGTTTGGCGTTGTATCCGCTACTGGTTCAGCATTAGTTGGCTTCGTTGAGCGTGTAGTAGATGCTTCAATTGCTCCAACTGTTGAAGCTACAGACGTATATCCTGCTGGCTTCCCTGTTGTAGTAGCTTTAAAAGGTCAATTCTATGTTACTGCAAACGCTACCGTATCAGCAGGTATGTTAGTGCTTGTCAATGGTGACACTGGTGCTATTACCTTTGCTTCACAGACCTCAGAAGGCTTAATTGATACTGGCTTCAAGGTTGTAATCCCAGACGGCAAGACATCTGCTAACAATGGCGATGTTATCGTTATTGAAAAGTTTTAATTTAAAGAGGATATAAAAATTATGTCATTCAATACTAAGGCAAAAGAGTTAGGTTTCATTTCACCTAAAG